CCATCACCCAGCATACTGAGCCAGTTAGTTTCTGATAGGTTATCGACCAAGCCCTCTGCACTATCGTCCATATAGTTAAGGAAACAGCTAATAGGTAACCCACGCTTACTACGCCCAAAAGAAAGAATGGGAGTACTATAACTAAGCCAATGCTTACTACTATACTCATACAGTCGCTGAGCGTGTTCAGGGTCGCTAGAGAAAGCCTCTGATACAAAGGCAAATCGTTCTTGTGGGCTTTGTTCATCATCCTTCATGTAACTTTCTTTAAGGCGCTGTAGCCCTAATGAATCAAACAGGGCATCGCGGGTTAAATCAATCTTAATTGTCATCCAATAGTTCCTCTAGGTAATCGGCTCGTTCTTCAATCTCATCCATGAAACGGGCAACGATGTCAGAGCTACGCACCTCCAATAGCTCTAACAAAGTCACCTCATCAAGACGCATTAGTTTATCACAAATATCAGGCAGCGTCAGCATATTTTTTCTGTAGGTAGTTCATCGACAAGAACATCTCATCGAAAGCCCCATCCTCCACTTCGTTCAACACAACTAATCCTCGCCAGTGACGGTTGCTAAGAGAGTCCATGTAGTCCTCGTCGTGGAGATAGTAGCTTCCGGCGATGATACCACAGATAGGTTTCCCATCAGCACGTTTCCCGTAGGCAACTTGCTTTCCCTGTTGGTGACCAGCAACACAAGACATATGTAACTTATTAACAATAACAGTTGCCGAACTCGCTGGCCTGCCCATAACACCCACAGGAAAATAGTGACAAAAGCCAACCCCACCAATAAACACTGGTTTAAGAAATCCATGCACTTCCCAATCTTTCTCATACTCTAGGTCAGCAGTCGAGATAGAACCTTCAAGGATGGGGTTATTAGTCACAGCCCTATCGATTCTATTCTCATGGTTCCCTAGTGTTAACACCATACGCGGCTTATATACCTTTTGCTTGTTAGCCTTCTGACTAACTTGTAAATCTCGTAGTGGTTTTAACAGCTTCTTCATCCCCAGCTTGGCGAATGCAATGTCATCCTTGTACCGCTTGCCCTCAAAGTATTTACTACCAATCTTATCGTGGGTAGACAGAGAGGGCATATCAGCAAAGTCACCGATGTTAACCACCACGTCAGGGCGGTAGTCTACGATGGCTTTACCTGCCCACTCAAGATGTTCAGTCGGAATCCCCGGCTTAACTTGACAGTCAGGTATAACAAGTATCTTCATTCAACCTCCCAGAATTTATCTAACATCAGGTCAACCTTTTCATACACACCTACATACCCACAGGAATCTAGGAACGCTGCAAACTGCCTCATAACATCGTCCCACCTAGCATCATCCTCGCACACGTAAAAGTGCTCTATGTTTGTTGTTACGCTTGAGCGCCAACCACTCTTCTTGAAATGATAATACTGCTTGTCCATGTTAACCTCCATAAATACTGGGGAACTGTTCAGTCAAGATAGCCTTACATTTCTCAGCTACTTCCCGATGTTCCTTCTGTGTTGCTTCATCACAGCGGATGTCTACATAGTGCATCCAACTCCGCAGTGTCCCATTCATATACATCCGACTATTGGTTAACCCTTCAGGCAATACCTTACGAGCGACCTCCTTGGCAATACCGTTGTTCAGTGCTGCCCCATACACCCCACGAGCCTGTGCAATTAAACTACGTTGCATCTCATCCCACCACCGCTGAATCTCTCTGTCCTGCGTAGGGATGCTGTTCTGGCGATTCTTATCATCCTGCAACCTAGCCTCACTACACTCCATATCTAGCGCCTCAGCATAACGCTGACTGAACTCCTGAAAGCTGAACGAACGGTGTCGAATAATCTGTCGTGCAATGTCTCGTGTACATTCAATCTCCATGCAAACATTAACCATCTCAAATGGACTCCAATGCTTGTGCTTCATTAGATAACGAAGAAGACGTGGTGCTGTCTCCTTGTTATCCTGATTGCCGGGGTTTGAAACACGAGCCATGTACGCTACCTTCTCCTCTGCATCGGGGGTAACCCACACTAGCTTTACTTTCA